CCTAGAGCAGAAGATTCTATAAAATTTTCTAGGTACAAAGACAGGGTAGCACTTCCATTAGCATCTGTAATTCCTCTTGCTTTCATAGCTGCTTCTAAAACATTAGCGTTCTTTCGTGCTTCTTGTATTTTTTTACTAAAAGATACTCGTTGTTCTGGTTCCATAGAATCAATAAGATATCGAGCACTTTGTCGTAATTTTTTCAACATCTTGGGTCTGGTAGAAACTATAGAACTTAACTCTTGAAAGTCTAAACCAGTTAGCTCCGCTTGCCAGTTACTTCCATCCAAAGGAACGTAATTACTACGCAGTTCAACTAGACGGGATTCTTGTGCTGCATTTCTATTAGGAACTTTTAGAAGTTGTTCGTATTCTGCATTATTCTGCAAAGCTTTAGTTCTTATCTGTGCAGTAGAAAGTTTACCCTCTCCGTCTATTTGATATAAATCTCTAGCCTGTTGTATAGCCTTTTTACTCATCCGTTCTTTAGCTTGACTTTGTAAACCAAACATTTTAATAGCTGTTCTTAGCATATTTTCTTGTGAACCTGCTACTCCCGATAGGTCTGCCATTCTATGACCAGCAAATTCAAGAGAACGAAGTCCATATAAAGTTTTATCTCCTATCCCTGCTATAGTTTGCCCTGTATTATGTACAGCAGCTAAACCTCCAACCAGAGGAGCTACCGCAGTTACCCAATGGTCTTCTCCAAAAGCAGCAGCAGCGTAAGATAATCCTGCAGCAGCACCAGTCTCTAGCAAAAATTCTGTGTTTGCTATCTCGCTTCTACCTGCTTGTGTTAAACGATACCCACTTCCATAATTTTCAGTAGGCCATTTTGCTAGATATTTTCTTTCTTTATCAGTTACATTTCGTAATAATTTTGTTTGATTATTTAGAGCTATTAATTCTATTTTGTCTTGGGGTGACAGCCCTCTTACCGTACCAGCTTTATTATTTAATTCTGTTAAACGGTTTTCAATACCTCCTAGGTTTACTTTTCCCCTATCTACCATTAGTCTTTGAGCTATTTTTAAAGATTTAGACGCTCTTACAAGTTGTGTTGCATAAGCTATTGGCATAGCCAGAGTTATAAGATATGGAATAGCTTCTTCTACAACCCGTGTTCCCATCGTTCCTCCTGATAATCTCTCTCCTATCAGGTCTGTCAATCCTATGTCATAAGATTTTTTTCTAAGCCATTCCCTCATTCTTTCGTTATCTTCACCTACAAGCTGTAAACTTTCTAAAAATTCTTCAGTTTTTCTTTGGGAATAGTTTATGGCAGTATCTTCTGGCATATCTTTTAATTCATTAAAAGCGTCAGTTATAGCACTAGCAGCATAAGAAAAACCCAGTTCAGGAGCTTGTCCTGCTGAAGTTATAAACATTCCTCCAAGCTGATTGAGACTTATAAGAGCTTCTGGTATTCCATATAAAATTCCCCTAGCTGTAGCTTTTCCTTGGCTCTCTAATTCGGTCAGTATTCTTTCTCCAACGGTAGGTTGCCTATAAAATTCACTACCATTCCACCCTATATCTGTAGTATTTAATACTCCAGGTTCAGCATTTGCAAGAATATTTTTACCATGAACTGATTCTCCTACTCCAAGTTCTATAAACCTGTTTCTTAATAGATCTTTTCTTCTAGAAATTACTAATTCTTCACTAGGAGCAAGTCCAGTGCTAGGATCGGCAGAAGTTACAGTTCTCCTCCATTCGGATAATGGAATACCATAATGCCAAACTGCTCCTTCAGGATCAGATTTTCCTTTATCTAAAATGGGAGGATCATAATAAGCTACTCCAGAAGCATTTTGTTCTACACCGTTAGCTAGAATAGTTATATTTCGATTAAGATCTTTTGTAAATTGTTCTGCACCTACTGTAGATAAACGCTCGTCCAGTTCTGCAACAGTTACATTAGGATTCCAAGCCTCTGGTTTAATAACTTTCAATACAGAGGGTTCCTCTTGTACTTCAGGTTCTGCTGCTTGAGCACTGGAAAATAAAAAGCTATCTCCCGTATCTGCATCTTGCATTATTATATTAGCATCGTTTTCAACAGGAGAATCATCTGTAGGAAGTACACCACCAAAACTAGGAAGATCTACAGGGGGCAAATTTCCTCTATCGGTTTCGACAGCTATATCTCCTTGTCGAACATATTCTCCAGAGTATTCATTGTTAACTTTTGAATTTTGAACTACATTATTCAATGCCATTATTTTTTCCTATTGTTTTTTGATCAAAATGAAGGTTTTAAGGCTGTATTAGCGTTTGAAGAACCGTTTCCATTACTTATATATTCTCTTGAAGAGTTACTCCAATTCTCTGCAAGGTCACGAGCATCTGTTTGCAACGCTTTCTCTAAAAGGTTTGGATCTCCTATATTAGAAGTAACTTCATCATATTTTCTTAGAGATCTTCTGTATTTTCGATCAAATAGTACTTGGTATTTATCAATAATTTTTTTAGATTTTCCGCTATTTCCATATCTATTCTTGACAAGATTTTCAAACAAACCTAGCTCTAATTTAGCTTGTAGCATTTTCAAAGCACTTTCTTGTGCTTCTGTATTTGGTGCTCTGAATAACGCAGTAAATACTATTTTAAAATCTTGATCAGAGATCATTCTTCCACCTGATCCTCCTTGGAACATAGCAGCGAATTGATAGGTCATTTTAGCCATTAAAAGTTTTTTATGTGTTCTGTCTATAACTTCTTGTTGTCTTTTAGTTATAAGTTTACGGTCGCCAAATATGGTACTTGGGCCAGCTAGCTCGGCTTTTTTAGCATTTAGAGCATCTTTAAGTTCGCTATCGTTTAAAGTCTCCGCTACTAACCCATTTAAAAAGTCTCCTGCTATTGTTTCTCCATAATTTTCCTTAACAGCAGCATTTCCATCCGAAAAGTCACTTCTTTTCACTACTCTTTTAAATTCATTAGCAAATCTTGCTACAATTGTTTTACCTGCTTGTACAAATCCTGACTCTGGATCTAGTAATCTATCTAAACCACTTTCTGCTGCTAATTTATAACTAGTACTAGATCCTTCAGCCCTCAAAAGATCTCTCATAGTAGCTAGATCGCTAACTAATTCAAAACCAAGGTCTTTTCTTTCACCAGCCTGATTTATCTCGGCTGTTTGTAATACATAATCTTTATAAGGATTAATATTTACAAACACTCTTCCGTCTGGTTGTTTACTGTAAATTTTATTTGGTATCATCGCTGCTGCTGCGTTACTAAAATCTGTTATAAATCGTTTTTCTTGTTGAGGGCTTGGGGATGATTCTCCATTAAAAAATTCTTCGCCTATCATATCTAATAAAAGATCGCTACCTGCTTCACGTTCTCGGTTGGTTTTAGCTTGATATAGAGCCATCATCGGTACGCCCATACCGAATTTTTCTTCTTGTGTATTTGGATCATAATGACGTTTTACAAGAAATTCAGAACCTGTATCTATATTATTTATATTTCCAGAAATGTTATTCCAATTGAGCCAAGTTTTTACCTCACTAGTATCTGGATCGGGAGCACCTCCTGAATGTTCTTTCCATCCCGTAGGAGTATATACTGATACTTCCTGACCATTTATAACGCCCTTAGTCATTTCAAATCTATTTGGATCTGTGAGTATTTGATTAGGAACTATTCCTTTCTTAAATACTTCTGCTAGCTCTGGCATAGTCTTGGCTAATCTTGCTAAATTTTCATACCTATTTATATCTACAGTCCCAAAGAATACTTGAGAATCTGGATCTTCTGGATCTACTCTTTGTTGCGTTGTAATCTGCGATGTTAAATTTCTAATTGTAGGAACCATTGCTAGGGCATTAAAATTTACTCCTGCATTTTCATAAATAGGTACATTTTGATCTATTTGAGCTAACATAGATGACGCATATCCTGGTGTATTATTCTCCCCCATAATTTTTCTTCTATCTACATGCATCATGGAATTTCCTATAGGTATCATGTTCGCATCATTATAATTAGGAATTTTATCTATCTGATCTTTAACATATATTTCTTTCTCAGCCTGTGCGTTCATTCCTGTATAAATCACTCCCGTGAGAGGATGCGTAAAAGTAGCTGCAGGTTTTCCTGTTGCTTTACTAACTCTGATTTGAGATTCTTCCTGTTGTTTTAATTGGTCTGTAAATGCCTCTGCCTGATCTCTTTTTTGTTGTTTGTATACAAGTTGTTGATTTATACCGCTAGCTAACCCACCAAAAAAAGCTCCCATACTTCCCATTATACTAACTCCTCTTCTTCCATAGATGGCATCTGTTCCATAACATCCATAGGCATTTCTTCTATATCATCCATAGGCATTTCTTGCATTTGTTCTACAGGTGAACTTTCCATAAAACTAGCAACTGGTATATTGGGGTCTACAGTTATAGGCATCTCTTCTACCGTTTGAGAAGGCTCAAGAATAGCCATAAAACTATCTCCCTCTGCAACAGGAGTTCGTTCTACTTCTTGAAGTACCATATCTCTTTGTTTCATAGCTTCTTCTCTTCTACGCTCATATTTTCTAGGATTTAATTCACGCATAATTTCTAAAGCTTTAGAAGTTTTAATTTCATTATCTGGATAGCTGTTTAATGTACGAATATCTTCTATTCCAGCATCCCTTGCCATAGCTAGAACTTCCAAAGTTAATATAGGATTGAGCATTTCTGCAACGTCTGGTGTCCATTGCCCCTCTACAAAACCATTAAATGTAATAGATCTGACTACAGATTCTATAGACACTCCAGCATCTATAAGAGCTATTAAATTTTTCATATTGCTAGGCTGGTTTAAAGATAGCATCACTTTAGGTAAAGCATCATCTACGTCTATTATTCTGGAAGGTTTTTCCCATTGATATTTTCCAAGAGGTTGAGTTAAAGATTGTCCAGGTACAGAACGTGCGAAGTGGCTTGGCATCCCTTGTTCTTGTCTGTTAGTTTCTTCTATTGTGGTAGGAGTCATTTCCATTTTAACTTACTCTTCCTTTTTGTACAGGGACAGATGCAAAAGCATACGCATCTGCTTGAGGATTTTGATTTTTCATTTCTCTTTGTAGCTGTGCAAATACTTCCTCTGCTCCCCCTGCATTTTGCATAGCGTTTGCTAAAAGCTGATAGTATTTTTGTCTTGCTTCTGCTTGTTGTTGGCTCTGTGAACTTCTCTGTATAGCACCTGGAACATCTCCTAGTGGTGCTACGGGTGCTCCTTTCTGTGCTGATGCTAGTATATCCATAAAAGGAGGAGGGCCATAACCAACAGTTCCATCTCCTGAACCACCTTTTTGACCCTTTTTAGATATAGCACTACCTACAATTTGTGCTCCTGCTGCTATTACTGCTCCCCATGCCATATTTTTATCTCCTTTATGAGCCGAATAATCCTGTGATTGAATCTAAATTAGAAATAACAGTTCCTGCCAATTGTCCTATTTGCCCAAAAGTAGCATCTCTAGCTGCTGTTTTATACTGTGCAGATTGAAAATCCTGTTGTTGAGAAAGAATACCTACCTGATGTGCTCGTTGTAATGCATTTTCTGTAGTTTGAATTAAAAATTGAGCATCATCCCGATATGCTTGCCACAAATTAGCTTGTGCTACTTCATTCATACCGAGTACAGCTTGAGCATTTATTCTGTTAGCTTCATTCTGGGTAGCATTATTTGCAGTATTTATACTTCTACGCCACACAGCATTAGATTGTCCTATTTGAGTGGATAGATTAGCTTCAAATTTATCTCTATCATTTTGTACTTGTTGGTTAAACTGCCTAAGTGCATTTACTTGATCTGAGTTAAATTGAGCATTGGCAGTTGCTAATTCTGAATTTCTAGTTCTTACTTTTGTACCTAACTCTGCAAAAAATTCATCTACTTGTACTTGTCCAGTTGCATTGAATTGTCTGGTAGCATTTTCAGCAGATTGATCTGTAAACATTTCCTGTATGTCTGCTTGAAAATTTATAGTTTCAGTAGCTTGTTCAGCAGTTAAATTAGCCGTATCTATGGATAGAAAATTTTGAGAGTTTTGAATAGCTGCTCTCATTCTAGCATCTTGATTTCTTTGATCCATTTGAGCATAGGTAGAAGCATTTTGCAAAGCTGCCTGTTGTTTATTATTTAAATTTTGCACTTGAATAGCAGCATACTTTTGAGCATCTGCTGCAGCGATTGGAATAGCACTTTCCTGCACAGCTTGTACAAGGGCTGCTCCTGCAATCGAACTAGCTCCCAAACCTCTTTGCTGCATTATTTGTGAAGCTGCTCTAACTGGCCCTGAAGCCCAAGCAGGTAAAGGCTGTCCATCTACAATAGAATTGTACAAACCATCTAATTGACCCTGAACGGTAGCTTTTACATCCAGTTCTTCAGTTTGTGCTGTTACTAAAGAGGGAGTTGAAACAGTGCCTGTAACATCTGCTTCTTCTACAGATACCTCTGGAGATATTTCTTCTCTGGTTAATTGGGCAGCTTGCGTATCTTGTACAGCTTGTCTTTGTGCTGCTGTTACTGTAGGAAATGCTGGTTGTGTAGCTTCTGTTATTGTAGTAGGAGCCACAGCTTGATCAGCAGTAACTGGAGTAATTTGCTGCAGAGGCTGTTGCCCTACTATTTCCCCTGATTTTTCAGCTATATCCCTTGGATTATAAGTGCCTCCAAAAGGTCTGATAGTTTGAGGTCTGCCAAAAGGATCTATAAGTTCCCTAGGAGCAGCTTGCCCTGTCATTATATCTATAATAGCACGATTTCTATCTTCGATACTAAACTGTGTAGTACCTCCTTCTTGATAGTTATTGTCTGGTTTAAAATTTATAGCCATCAGTTACAACCTTTACTTATATTTTTATTTTTTATAATGGTTTATATCCATTGTCAGACATCCAAGTTCCTACATCTTCATTACTGTAAACACCATCTGAACCTAAACTATCGCAAGGAATGTTTGCTCTAGTTTCATACACCTCTATAAAATGTGAATTTTCTAAATTTCCATACTGGTAAGATGCATATATATTTTCACTATTTGGGTTTTGAGTAAATTTTAATCCTCTTTGAGCAACTTTATAAACAGTAACTGTTCCGTTTACAGTAACTTCAAGATTAGAAGTGGAACCATTAGCGTTGATATTTTCGTAAACATGTGACATTTATCTCTCCTTAATTTGATCTCATAGTAACAAACCATGCTGCTGTAGCATGTGAACCAGAACCATAGGCTAATTGTAAAGAACTACCTGAAGTGGAATAAGTTCTAGCTGGAGGGCTATTTTTAACAACAGAAGAAATTGTAGCAGGAGTTCCACCACTATTATGAAACAAAACAAGATCCGTAAAAGTATTTGGATCACTTCCTCCAGTAACAACAGCTAAGATTCCACCTACACCACCAATAGTTACACTAGCAATAGTGGTAGCACTTGTTCCTACAGTAGTTTTTTGATTAGCTATAATTTGCCCAGTATCTTTACCTTGGCATTTAATAAGATCGTATTGCGTTCCTAAATCAGCAGACTCTGGCCCAACTTTAAGAAACTCTGTGTTACTTGGATCACACCCTATTCCTACAGCATTATTAGCAGCATTAACTTTAAGCATACTGGTATTATCATCACTTTCAACTCTAAAATCTATGTCTGCTGAACCTTCATTAAATACTGTTTCGGCTGCTGCTAAGTGTATTAAATCCGCAGTAGTTGCATTTCCTATTGTTTTACCATCTGCTAGAACAAGATCATCTTTAATAGTTAAAAGACCAGCAGAAGAAAGTGTAAGTGCATCAGTAGCTGAAGCAACACCAATTGTGCCACCATCTTTAATTAAAATGTCATCTACAAATGTAACGATTCCTGTAGAAGCTACTGTCATTGCAGTAGCAGCAGAAGCTGAACCTATTGTTCCACCATCTTTAATGACAATATCATCTTTAAAAGTTACAATTCCAGCAGAAGAAATAGTCATTGCATCATTTGTTGATGCTACACCAATAGTGCCACCATCTTTAATCATAAAATCATCTGCAATCGTAAGTAAACCAGCAGAACTGAGAGACATTTTTTCAGAGGCAGCTTCACTAGCAGCCGTTTTAAAACTTAACTTTGTAGCATTATTATCCGCTGCAAAATTACCTTCTGATACAGCTTCGATACCAGCAGCAACTAATATAGCATCTGTTCCTGCTCCTTCATCTGGTGCTTGAAAGAAAATAGAACCAAGTACATCGTTAACTGCAATATCATTATCCCCTGCTTGAAAAGTAAGAGAAGGTTCTTTACCATCGCCTGTACCTACATGCTTGAGAACAAGACCATCATCAGCAACATGTGTAAGTGTAATTTCCTGATCATTACCAAAATAAATTACACTACTATCTGCAAGATATAAATCATTCCATTCTGCACTACTTGTACCTATATCTCTAGTACCACCTCCATCAGGAGCAAGATTTGAACCTATACTAGTAAGATCTGTACTTCCAATGTAAGTTTTAAGCCTAGAAGCTGCAGTTTTTCTATTTGTTCCCCCTGCTCCATTATCAATTATAAACAGGTCAGCATCTACAATAGCTTCACCAATATCTGTACCGCCATCTATATCTAAAGCAGTTAAAGGAAACCCACCAGCAGTTTGAACTAGAGTATTAATTCTAGATAGAGCAGCTTTTCTATTTGTACCTCCAGCACCGTCATCTACAATGATCAGATCAGAAGTAGTTAAATCTGCCCCGATATCCGTGCCACCGTCTATATCTAGATCAGCAATTGGCACTCCTCCATCTGGAAATACTGGATTTTGAGAAAATGTTACAACTCCTCCAGAACTGATAGCAATAGCATCTGTATCAGAAGCAGAACCTATATTACCTGCGTCTGGTATTACAATGTTACCTCCTGTAGTCATAGTACCACCACCAGTGTATGTACCTGCACCAGTTACATTAGCACCACTGAAAGTTAAAGCAGTTGTTGTACCAGATTTTATTATTAAGTTTCCAGAAGTATTAGTAGCACTACCGAATGTAGTACCATCATCTTTAAAGAATATATCTCCCCCACCTGCATCTAAAACAATATCTGTAGCAGCATCTACATTAAATAGAGCAGACGCAGACACTGTTAAATCTGTGCCATCTCCTTCTATCTTTTCACCATCATCTCCAAAAGTTATACCTACTCCAGAAGGAATATTTACATCACTAGTAGCTGTTAAATTAATATCTGCTCCAGAAGTTATTGTTAGATCAGTACTGTTACCTTCTATCTTTTCACCAGACCCAAATGTAATGCCTACATCAGCAGGAATTACTACATCTGCTGTAGCAGTTAAATTAATGTTATTACCAGTAATAGTTAAATCCGTACCGTCACCCTCTATTTTTTCTCCATCATTACCAAATGTTATACCAATATCAGCAGGGATATTTACATCACCACCACTACCTACAGTAATTGATAAATCTGTACCATCTGATTCTATTTTTTCAGCAGTAGCAAAAGTTATACCTACGCCAGAGGGAATATTTACATCGGCTGTAGCAGTAAGATTGATATTGTTACCAGAGATAGTTAAATCAGTGCCATCACCTTCGATCTTTTCACCGTCATTACCGAAAGTTACACCTATATTTGCAGGTATATTAATATCTGCTCCCGATACTAAATATAAATCTGTACCGTCACCGTAGATGTATTCTCCACCTTCGTCATTTAAATATAACCGTTTGGTGCTATCGATTACTACATCGTCTGAAAATTTAAAGTGATCTTCATCTTCCATCCAAGTCAGGACACCATCAGTTGTCTCCCCATCGAAAGTGACCACAATATCTGTACCAGCAGTACCATCACCAATAGTAATAGCTGTTCCTAAAAGTTTAGTTATATCACCACCTTCAGCACTAGTACCATCATGGGTATGTCCTGTATCGGCTGCAAATGCTGATACTAATTGATCAAATTCATCATTAAAATGTGATGCTTCGATAGTAGCACCGTCTACAATAGTAGATGAACTTTGTCTAGTGTAAGTAGCTCCCATTATCTTCTTCCTCCTGGTACTACGTCTAATTCAAATCCTCTTATTATAAAAGGATTGTTTGTTGAGTTATCTTGTGAAATTCTAATTGCTATTGCAAAACCAGAACCTACCATCAGCTGTCTTAAAATAGGCGTTCCAAAACCTCCGTAAAAACCACTTCCATAAGCAGTAGATCCATATAAAGGCAACCCTACTTCACTAACAGATATTCCTGCAGGTTGAATTATATCTGCATCTTCATAATCAAACCTTGCTGAAAGCAGAAAAGTCATAGTGCCTTCTGCTTCGTAATTTATATTTATTCTTTTTAAAAGTTTTCTAATTCCTGGATCACCTAAAGTTAAGTCAGGTGATGTATAGGTTGCAGGAATATTTCCCCCATTAAAATTATTTCCAGACTCTTGTTTATAAACATAACCGTCATCATAACCGCCATGTAAAATATGTTCAGTATCTCCAATAAAATCACTAGTACAAACGTAAGGTTTTATACCTCTTATATCAGCCCACTCCCAATTTAAATCTCCTGCTGCTTGCCTTTTTAAAACTCCTATTAAACCTGGAGAAGCTATTTCAGCAGTTCCTGAAGAAGTAGGAAAAAATAATCTGTACTGCGTTTTTTCTCTTATTACTAGAGAAGATATATCTGCACTAGTAGCTTCTGTTAAAGTGCTTTGTACAGCTTTAGATATAGTTCCTAATTCTACATCGCCAATTTTTTCTGTAGCAGCAACGGTACGAATACCATCAGGTGCTAAAAATATAATGTCACCAGCTACTTCCTGAATTGAAAACCTATTTGTACATCCAATATTTCTAGATACAGGAGCTACCTGAAAATCTGCAATAGATGTACCAGCTAATCTAAATATAGAATTTTCACAAAATATATACAGTTGATCACGAAAAGCTTTTAAACCTTCTATCTTATCTCCTACATCTATCGTTCCTGCTCCATTTGCAGCAGTAAAATCATTTTCAGAAAAAGGAGCAGAAAAATCTATCTGACTAGTATTGCCTGAATTAGCTCCTGTAAAAAATAAATGGTTTCTAAACTCTTCTACAGTATGTGGATCTGAAGGTGCTCCAGTACCACTTAATAAAGTATAAGTACTACCATCGTAGATAAAAGCTTGATTAGCTCCATCTGCACCTGCTATCTTTTCTGTATTAGCCCATCTGTATTTAGTAAAACTGTACCTACCAGCACTGGTTCTATTGGTAACTATACTTGTCCATCCAGAACCTGTACCTTTTACTAAATTAGCTCCTCTAGCTGCAATAACACTAGATCCTAATATCTGTACACCAAGAACAGAGCCAGAACCAGAAATTTCATTACTATCGTATTTAGTAAAGCCGTTTATTCTACGATACCCTCCCGTTATAGAAGGTTCAAAGTTTTCTAACTTTTTACAAGCTCCAGGGGGCATAGCCAAGACACTTGTATCTTTAATTAAACCTCCTTCACAAGCTACTGGAAAAGGTTGTTGTTGAGAAGTTTGTGGCATTTACACCGCCCTTATATAATTATTGGTATTTATACTTTCTGTACGAATCCTCTTAATACCTTCTTCATATTCCTGTAAACACAAAGAAGCAGCCTGATAGTCTGATCTTAGGGTATGTGCATAGTACCTGACTCTAGCAGTTATAACATCATGGTATCTGGCAGGTAAGTCTGGAGTATCTGTATCGGAAGATAATTCTGTAGGCTCATCCCAAAAATCAAATTTTAAATTATGCCCACCGCTTTTTGGCACTGGAGATACTATTATTTCACTATTTAAACTTTTAGTTACAACAGAAGGTGTGCTGTACCTGTTTGGATCACGTTTACTATCGTATGCTTTATGTTTAGAACTGTACTCTTCCCATGTAATAAAATCTAATTTTTTACCCTCTTCATCCAGAGAAACTGTTACAAAATCTACATGCACATTTTCACTAGCTTCATTTGAAAGAGTTAAAAAGGGAGTTTGTGTAGAAGGTGTGAAAGTCGTAGTATAGGTTTTACCCCATCCTAAATTAGTAGTTGTAAAAGAGGTAGAAAGATCAGCATCTTTATCTGCAGAAGAACCTGCGTACACCTTTAAGGTAGCTGTAGTAGCACTGGTATCTCCAGAAACAAACCTAACATTTACTCGATAAGTTTCTCCTTCGGACAGGTCAGTTTTACCATCTGCATCATACAGTTGGGTATCTATAGTTCCATCATTTAATACAACAGAGCCATTATGTTCATTACTAAAAGCAGGAGTACCAGAAGTAGATGTACCTGCTGGATTGCTAGAACGGGAAGTCCAGTAATTACTATAGTCAGTAGAAACTTCAAATTCTCCACCTTCTAAAACATTTCTAGGTTCTAGAATCATGTTATCATATTCTACATGTCTAGAATTTATAACAGTCCCTACTGTTCGTGTAGCTCCTGAAAAAACACCTGTAATAGTTTCTGCTGAAAATGTTCCAGAAAGAGGTTCTACAACTAAGTAATTAGTTTCTGAAACTTGTACAACTCCTACAGCAGAGGACGTACCCCCCGTGATACGTTCATGTTTTCTAAAAGTTCCCGAACCTCCACTTATAGTAAGTTTAATTGGATGTTTATAAACTTCTTTACCCTGAATAAGAGCGTACTCAGCAGATGTATAATTCCAAGGCCATTCTACTTGATGTAAATCTATATCACGAATAGCTTTATTTATTGTATCTCCAATGAACACATGAAAAGAAGCTGATTGTCCACTTACACTACTAGAAATAGTAGGTTCGTTTAGTTCTCTCATTATATTATTAAACAAAGTAAGATAGTTCATTACTGATCCTTACAAGATAGGTGTAAATAGTTCTTCTAAAAATACAGATACATAAAAAGCATCAGCAGTAGCAGCTTGTGCTTTTAAAACATCTGTTGCGTCTAAATATATATTCAAATTATCAAGTCTTAAATAATCATCAGTAGCTATCTGTTTATCATGTATAAGACTATAAGTTGCACTAGCAGAAGTATCTGTCCACTGAATATTTAAATTTCTAGCACTACTATCGTAATTAGCTATGAACATTTCTCGAACTATAGCTGTAGTTTTAGCAGGTACTGTGTATACAGTAGTCAAATTTGTACTGGTTAAATTTACAGCAGCATTTATTAATCTTACAGATCTTTGTAAATTACCAACCATTTACTAATCTCTTTTTATAAAATTTCTTATAGGTTCTATTTCTTCTACTTCAGGCTCATCTCCGAGTATTTTTTCACCATAACCATTGGATCTTAAAAAAATTCTAATTTCAGATATTGGCCTAGCCCATGCCATATGAGTAACTACATTTCCCCACCCGTAGGCTGATACCATACTTGGTACGCCAATTAGTTCGTACTCTCTACGAGGACTGTACACATACAAAGAACCTCCTGAATTACCAAATATAATCGGGGCTGATGCTAAATATAGATTATTACCATCTCTGTCTCTACCATATCCAGAAAGTAGTCCCATAGTAGGAAAAGGAGGTTTACCTAATCCTGCACCTACTGCGTATACTGTAGAAAATATCCAAGGGCCACTATCTTTATCCTCTGGGTATAGAGTAGCTACATGAGGCATCTGTCTTTCTTTATCTGCAACTTGTAACAAAGCAAGATCCCTACTTTTATCATAAGCTACGATATGTGCAAGCCTTCCCATAGTGCCTACAGCCGTACTAAAATTATTATATTCCCACATGTCTATGTTGACAGGTCTACGGTTTTCAGTCTCTACATTTTCTTGTTTATCTGAGTTCCATACCTTAGTAATCTTTACATAATTCTGGACTACATGCCAGTTTGTAAGAACATAACTTTCATACTCTTGTTCTTTGTTTAATTCTGAATGTATAACAGTTCCAGAACCTGTACCATTACCTACTCTTACAAGAACTGTAGGATATAACATTTCTAAATGTTCTTGTTTAGGTACAGTACCACTCTTATTTGAATTAGCAAATCCTACAGTCGATCCTAGTGTAATAATTACAGACAATAAAATGGCAGCAAGTATTTTCATTTTCTACTCCTTTGATATTGCAATTACTTTTTCTTTTTCTTCTTCTGGAATAACTTTTTCTAAGTCTATTTCCAGTAACCCATCTTTTAATCTGGCATTTGTAATATTCATGTTAGGTGCTAGGCAAAAATCTTTACGAAAATTTCTGTTAGCAATTCCTTTCCATGTATAATCGCAATCATTTTTTTCCTGTTTATTAGCAGATATACTAAGAGTATTTTTTTGTGTAGTAACTGTCAGATCATCTGATGAAAATCCTGCAACAGCCATAGACAATTTATATTCGTTAGTACCTGCTTTTTCCACATTGTATGGTGGATAAGTTGTTTTATTTACAGTTGTAAACATTTGGTCAAACATACGGTCAAAACCAATGAACATTTTACTTAAATCATTCATAGTGTTCTCCTAAAGATCTACACAATACTCCTGTTACAGCAAGTATTGAATAATTAAACTTATACAGTATTAGGTAAACGGTAATGCTAAAGTACCATCTCCAAAAATAACACCATCAACGATCCATTTAGAATCACTTGCAGCTAAATACGTTAAGCGACTTCCAAGAAATCGGCCTTTCGTATCTCCATCAGCAACAAATTGATGGTCAGCAGCAGCAGGAGTAGAAAAACCTATCGTAGCACCTGCGTTAACAGCTACATGGCTATCTACATTATCTTTGTCTACAATCCAACACCCACCCTGTAATACATCAGAAGCTGAAGCAGCATTAATAGTCCAGGTTCCAGTAAAAGTAGTTGTTACAACGAAGTCAAAGAAATATCCTGCAGCAGCAGCAGGTAAAGTAATAGTAATTCCTCCTGCACGATCTAGAGTGAAAATTTTTCCCGAATCTGCTGCAACCAAAGTCTTAGTAGAATCTGTAATTGCTTCTACAGACCTACGCAAACCAGATACAGTCATTAACGGAGCATTTCCAGCAGTAAGATCATAGCTGCTTGCATACTGTGGCACTTGCAAAAACCTATTATTTAGGTCAGTTGTCATAGAAACCATTAGTATATCTCCTATTTAAAAGTTAAAGAAGGGGGAGAGAACTAGTCCCTCCCTCTCCTAGTTAATTTAGAATGTTACTGCTTGAAGTGAATCAGTTTCATCTAGACCCGAAATATCTGCAAGAATTGCATATACCCGAATCTTACCAGTTGAAACGTCATTTGCACCTGCATTTACTTTAATATCAATCGTATCTGTAGCAGTAATACGATTGGAAAAAGTAGTAACAGCCGTATAATCTACATGACCGTTAGTACCTGCACCAGCATAGCCAGTACCTGTAGCATCAAACCCGTCTACAAAGTCATCCCCTGCAGCAAAGTCAACGTCTAGCGTAGGAGTAGTACCGTTAAGAGCAGTAAGAACTTCTACACCAGCATGTATAATATACGATTCTGCTGGAACATCAATCGCTTGAATAATATCAGCAGCAGTTAACGCACTGATACCGCCAGCCGTGCAAACAGCAGCGATATCTACGGTTTTTTCAAGGACGTAAACACCCCTAGAACGAGAGGGATGTCCAGACGTACCTTGACCTGTTGTGTGATCATAAGTAGTCATTTTCTATTCCCTCCTTAATCTATTGTGATGTGTTCAACGATCAAACCTTTTGACCGAATAACTTTACGCCCAAAGACATGCAATCCACGCACGATATCCGCAAAGGAATCTGGATCACGAACTACTTCAGTCTTAGCAATATGATTAGCTGTAGCAACAGCAGACATATGACCTGACATAACTTTGTAGTAGTTACTTGTCGATGATGCAGCAAAATTGTTAGTCATATAGCAAGAAAATCCTTGGATTTTACCTGCAAAGATTTTACCGTTACGCAAAGGTGAATTTACATCCCCTGTTACAGAAGCATCCATCAATTTGCTGGAAGTCTGTGCAGCCTGTTCCCAAAATTCGGGAGAGGCTAGGAACCATCTATTCTCCTCTGGCACATCGTTTGAGTTTAAACGTCTAGCATGGTTAGCTAGAACATTGATTGGGTCAACTTCACCTGAAGCAAAACCAACATCCTGTCCTGAACCGTCAGAACCTACTGTAGTTCCAGCACCTGAAACCATAGCAGCAATGACGTTTGTATCGAACTCGTTCTTCAATGCATAAGCACCAGAACTAGTTGCAAGGGCTTCCCAATTAACATGGCTTTGACGTTCTTCAATATCGTCTACTTTAAAAGCAAACGCATTGCCTTGGTCAACTACCAGTGTTAGTTGGTCGTCTTGCAACTCTTGTGGGCTTAGAACTGAACCACGAGTATACGATGCGACAGAAATAGTTGGCTCTTTGATGATTTTAACCGTGTCACCAAAATTTTCAATTTCTCCTGCATAGTCGGTATTTGAAATATCCTCAACAACCGAGGCTGTGCGGAAGAATTTAAGAACTTTTTGGCTATAGATAGCAGGAGCCCAATTCCCATTAGGGAGATTGGAGTACCCACCAGCAGCAGAAAAAGCCATAACTTATTCCTCCTAGTTTAGGGTTCTAGTCTACCTTCTCGCCTAGCTTGATCTATATCCTTTTCGTACTTCTCGAACTCCCAAGGTTTCATCTTTTCTATTTCAGTAATAGACCAGACTTTTTTATCTCCCTTAGATTGTACAGTTCGTTTCTGTGTCTTGGTTACAGATTCAGCAGCCTTTGAAGGTCTACCTTTTGTTTTTTTCTGAGTCGTACCACTATCAGCTTTGTAAAGATCTATTACTCTAGCTGCCCATTTATGATCCGTACCATTTTTTAGTACACCATTGGAAATACTTTCAGGCTGATCCTTCAACCATTCCGAAAACGATTCATCTGTTTTTAATTCTACAAAATCTGGATGTAAAGCAAGTAGTTCTTGCTCTGCTGTTCTTTGTAAAGCTTGTTGTTCTTGCTCTCTTAGAACTTCTAGTCGTTCTTCAATATTTTGAACTCTAGAATCTGCATTTTGCATTGAAATCGTTTCAACTATATCATAAACATCTGGATAATTTTGCTTGAACTGAGTTAACTCTTCTGCAGTTTTTGGCACTTGTACATTTTGAGAATTATTTGCCTTTAGTTGTGCATGTAAAGTTTCTTGTTCTTGCTTCCACTCATTTAGTTTCCTATCATAGTGAGATTTTAAATCATCATATCTTTTTTTATAGTTGTGGTCTGGTTTACTTTTATGATTCAAAAATCCGTCATCTTTTGGAGTAGCCTCTTGTGAAGTGTCCTCAGATTCTGATTCTGGATCTGGATCATCTAAGTGCCTTTTGTATTCCCCTTGGTATGGGGTCGGCTTGGTAACTTTACTCTCTTCTACTTCTGTAGTATTGTCAGTCATTTTTCCTCCTTTGGGGCCAGTTTTTACTCTGGGTAGCCTCTACAGGGTTGTTGAAGATGGGGCCGTTTGCACAGGTAGCCATCTTATTTGCTTCTAAGATTATTTAATCTTAAAAGGTATTAAAAATTCTGTCCAGCAGCCCCTAGATCTTGCGTAGTAGGAACTATGCTTATTCTAGGGCTGGTTTCTTCCTCTGTTGCCATAAATCCTTCTGGTTTATATACAGGAAGAGGGATAGATGTATTATAATTGAGTTCTTTAGCTTTATTATAAAAATCTCTGTCGTAAGAAGAATTAAAGTCAATTTTTTTAGATGCAGCAACTTTTTTCTTATCGGGATTGACTTCGTAAAATTCTACTTCTTTTGGTTCTATAACAGCTATAGCAGCTTTAGCAGTCGATTTTAGAAATGGTACGACCCCTTGATCTGAGACAATTTCTTGTGGAATAATTCTTGTACTATAGGTATTGAAGTATTCATTTTCTACATTTTCAGTAAGGCCAGTACCTTTAGCATCTCTTCGGTTTTGAAACCACAAAGCTTTTCCTGCTGGATTAGAATACGTTTTAGAATTAATTTCATTAAAAGTACTTTTTATTAAATTCTTTAAATTAGAAAGTATACCAGATTTATCTTTTTGTAAATCAGCTACAATCCTAGCATTATCTCTATCAAAGGTTAAAACTCCATTTCTAATTGGGTTACTAGAAACAGGTTCAAAAGCATTTGGGTATGCCATTATATTCATAAGACTAACAGGTGTATCATCTTTCTTACTTGCAAAATCTCTTTTTCCTTTTTTTGTATGTAAAGCTATATTCATTCTGTTGATAATTACTCCTAGTATAGCATCAGTAGCTACAGTATCTCTATCTTCTGTGTATAATAGTTTAGCAAGTCCTTCTATTTCCTGATCGGTTACATTTAAAGTTTTATCTCCGAATTTTACTTGCATCGGTTCTGCTTGAGATTCAGAAACTCTATCTCCTTCTGCGTAACCTCTAGAATCTAATTGTGCTACAAAAGGTTTGCCAGCATCGTTGATATTATTAAGCGTATCGTACCCTATTTTCTGTGCATCTTTCTTAGATACTTTATACTCTCCATTTGATACATTTATATCCTGTGCTCCAGTAACAGGATTACCAAATTGATTAAAGCCAGAAACGGACTGTTGTTTTTGTACTTTATTTACCATAGAATCTATTTTTTTTTTGCCCCCTGCCATTTCTACAGCAGGAGCATTTATAATAAAAGAATCTGGTTCTGCTTTCATTGGGATACTATCGCTAGTCGGCCCTCCTTCTCCTTGTATAAGGCCCGATTTGTTTATCTGAGGAACTTCCCCCCCTGCTTGCATGTTCTTACGATAATCTTCCATATCTTGATTTATTACTTCTTTTAATTCCTTTTCTGTAGCTCTCATAAGATCTACACTTGCTGCTGATGGAAAATTTTCTAACCCTATTTCATTAGCACGATCCCAAGCTTCTTGGTCTGTCATATTTTTTTTATTACTAGGATTATATCCTGGTATTAAATACGCTGTACCTTCCTGATCTGATATAATTTTGCCCAAGATAGTTGTCATACTACCGTCAGGATTTTCTCTGCCTAGACCTTCATCTAAATTTTTTCTATGAAAATCTAAATATCTTTGTTCTTGAGGAGTAAATTTTTTTGGTTGTACAAACGATATAACACCTCCTGCTTGCATATCTCTAGTAGAGTCTCGTTGTGCTCTATCCCAAATATTTTGCGGAAGATTTAAATAATATTCTGTTTCTTCTGGTGTTTTTTCCGATTTTATAATTGCTCTTGCTAAAGCTTCTAGAATTTCTGGATCATTTACATCTACTTTACTATCAGCACCTGTAATACCAAATCTAGCAAGTTCTTGAGTAATAACATTTATTTTGCCTTGAATATCTTCTGCAGTATTTTCATTGGGAGGAGAATAAGTATTTGCTATTTCTGCTATAGTTTTATCCCTGTATCTACCCTGTTGTAAAGTCATAAATAAAACTCTTAATCCAGCTTCGTCACTATCAAATGTAGCAAAACCAGAATCGTCTTTCCCTGTTCCCCCTGCAAAGTCTACACCTTCAACGTATCTTACATTTCCAGGGTTTTTAGATATGTCTAGATTGGGATCTGGAGATCTTTCTTCTGTAACATCTACTGAAGGTTCCCTGACAAAAGGTCTTTCAGTACTAACTCCAGATGGCATACCTTCAGGTGGTTGTTCTACAAATTTTTCAGTGCTAACTCCAGATGGCCTACCTTCAGATACCATTTGGCTAGTACCCGTATCTTGTACAAAAGCTTCTCTTCTAGAAGGTTCTGACAATCTTTCAGAATCAAGCATATTTAAAGGTTTATCTTTTAATGTTAGTACGGGTGCAGGTATTCTTTCAACTGTAATATTATCAGGATCATCAGGATCGGTTACAAATGTATTTCCTTCTGCCCTTCTTTCTAATATTTCTTCAGTAGGAGATTTATAAGGTATATATTCTATTTCTGGTCTGGGTGTTCTATCTTTTCTTCGTTCAATACCTTCTAGTATTCTAGCTCTTTCTTCATTAGAAAAACTTTTACTACGAAATGCTTCTCTATCAAAAGCTCCTTCTTCTTCTAAATCCTGTTCTCTTGATCTGTAAGGTGTTTCAGGAGGAGCACTAGGATATCCATCTCGTCTTGCAGGAGGAACAAACCCCATTGGCCTCTGATCTTCAGGATATCTAACTCCTTCATAAGTGTATCTTGTTCCAGCACCACCTACTGTTTCTCCAACTACGGGTCTAGTATCTTCAAGTTCT